GTAATTGTGCCAGTAGCATTAACACTTGAACCACCTATATTTAATGTTCCTGTAGTTTGTCCTGTAGCAATTGATTGATTGACTGTATCTGAACCTACTAGTTGTAATGAACTATTTGCGGTTAAAGTGCCATTAACAGTTACTGCCCCACTAGTAGTTAATGATGAAATATCTAATGGTGCGGCTATACTTACTCTAGTTGAATCAATGTATAAATCATCACCATTTATATAAATATCACTAGTGCCAAGATTCCCAAAATTACCTATATTTACAGTTGTTTTATTAGTAGCACCTGTGCCAATATTAATTGTTTTTGTGCCAGTAGTAGCATCAACCGCACCAAAATTAAGTGTTGCATTACCTGCTGTGCTTCTGCCTATATTTATTGCAGAATTTCCTAAACTTGCGCCAATATTAATTGCACCTGAACGACTTGCAGTATTTGTGCCTAAATTTAAGATGCCAGTTGTTTGAGTAGTGCCAATATTAATTGCTTGAGTTGTTGCATTAATTGTTGCACCGCCAGTAATTGTAGGTGCTGTGCTTAACACTACATCGCCAGTACCTGAAACACTATATGATGTACCCCATGCACTACCTGTTGAATTAGCAATACCTGCGCCAGGGTAAACCATACCGCTATCTGGAAATGGATTAGTATTATTTTTGTAAGCGTCAGCAATAATGACTAATTCTTTTTGACGGTCAAATAATTTGTCATCACGACCACCACCGACACCGCCTGTTGGAACAATAATCCACTTGCCCCAATCTCCATCGTCTTGCTGAAATCTAAACTTAAGACCTTTAATCTCATGCTTAGGTATTGGGCCAGTTAGACCTCGCTCGCCTTCGTCACCTTTAAATCCTTTAGGGCCAACAAATCCACGTTCACCTTGTGGGCCAGTATCCCCTTTGTCGCCTTTATCACCTTTTGCGCCAACAGCATCAGTTCCTCTGTCGCCTTTATCGCCCTTGTCACCTTTAGGGCCTTGCGCTCCAGTATAACCACGTTCACCTTTTTCGCCTTGCTCGCCTTTTTCTCCAGGAACAGGAACATTCTTAAGGACAATCTCGCCTGGGTCTCCCTTATCTCCCTTTTCGCCTTTGACTGACGAAGCAAGACTAATTGCTCTTGAAGCAATTTCAACTGCCCTAGCCGAAGCTATACGTGCAATATCATCTCTACCCTGCATTTTTCATCGCCTCTAGTAATTGCATATCAACAGGATTCTCTGGGTCTGCTTGCTCTCTAGCCTGTTGTGCCATTTGCATTGCTTGTTGTTTCATCATATCACGCTCCGCTGGTGAGTTACGAACAGCCTGTGGAATAGACATTTTATCAGCAATCAAGTCCAATAGGGCATCGGTTTTCATAGCAAACTGACCATCAGGGCCAGACTGTTGTACGATTTGCGCGTATTGCAAGATGTTTTGTACGTCATCCATGTTCTGTGACATAGCCAATGGAGACACAGGGGTTACCTTAATCTCAAGACCATTCACCTTTAATGGCAAGTCAATGATGCCACGCTCATCCATAATCTGTAGAATCTTCTCTACCAATGGAACCATCGTCTCATTAATCAAACGACCAAATGCAGAGCCTAAGTTTTGTGATAACTGTTTCATGCGTTCTACTACTTCTGTAGCAGAGCGAGCTGACATGTTATCTGGTGGCAATGATTCATCAAGCAAGATTGACTTAATGTTCATACGCAAGTCGTTCATCACAATTTGAGAAACATTGAAGTCACCAGAGCGCGGTAAAGGCTTTAATGACTCGCCTTGTGGCCCACCGTTACGAGCAACAGGAATAATCACGCCTGGAGCGATTGTGACAGTATTAGGGTTAAGTACGCCATCATCAGCAGCAGTATAAACACCAGCAATAGCCAATGACGCATTTTTAAGCACTAACTCTAGCACTTTGTTCAATGTCTTGATGTCAGGCAATGCTGTGATTAACGGGCCACGACCATAGATTTCACCAGCTACTTTCATGTAGCGTGATACAACCCAAGGACTAAACTTCATACGACGGTAAACAATTCAAGTCTTGCTCTCTTTATGGATAACGTAGTAACCATAATCGCCTTTAACTTGGTCATAGACAGTAGCCTCAATTAGCTCAATATCTTCTGTAGGCTTTTGGTCAATCTTATTCTTTAATGCACCATCAATCTTAGCGTCTTTCCATTGTTGCTGAATAGCCTCGCCTTTTAAACGCATGCGACGATACACATTATCCACACGACCATTAGCACCTTCTTCAAAAGCGACTAAGAATTGTGGCACAGGGATAAAGTTAATTGGGCTAGTATCATCGCCAGGCTGTACCATCATTACAGATGTGCCAACGCACAAGTCTAATAAAGATTCTCCTATTGCAATGTCAAAGTTAGATTGCTTAATCGTTGCAAACATCTTTTCTGTATATACATCTAGCGCACCTTGTGCTTCTGCTTTACGGTCAGCAGGAATGTCTGTACCAGCTTCAAGGCGACACCACTTAGTTTGCGGTGGAAAGATTCCTGACTGCATGCGATTAGCAAAACGTTGTGTAGAGTTGATAGCTGTAGCATCAAACACACGGTTCATCTTCTTAGCGCCACCTACCTTGCCATCATAAAATCCGTCATACAGATTCCGTTGTGGCAATGCAAATTCGTAAGCCTCATCGTACAGGCTACGGAACTCCTCTTTCTTGGTAAGAGCAATCTCGTGACGCTTGAGAATTTGCTCTGGGGATAATCTAGTTTCAGCCATATTGTTTCCTAACTCTTTTTATGTGTATTTGCAAATTTACGTGCGGCCTCTTTACTGCCAAATCCCCAAGCCTTTAGTGCTAACTTCAATCTAGTAGGCTTGCCATTCTCATCCACAAGTGGCCCACTCATTCCACCAAACCTAGCTGCAAATGATACGCGTCTAGGGTTTGTGCCTTCTTTAACAGGAGCCTTTAGATTAGCTCCTTCTGTGCGTTTAAAGTATTTGCGCCCTGCTTCTGTTAATCCGCCCTCTGGGTTCTTGTGTTCTTTTTTCATTATTCGTACCAATTTATACGCAGTTCAGCCATTTGTGACGACCCATTTACATTAGTTAAACGGAATAAATATGTTGTTAATGGTTTTAATATAAATTCTAAACTATTGCCACGACCACCACCGCCACTTCTACGACCAAAGCCTTCTGCGCTTGTAATCAGTTCTGAGTAAAACTCGGTTCCAACTGCGGTTACCGTAGGATTTAAAACAGCAACGCCTTGACTAGCTGTATTAATTACTCTATTGCGCCTATGTAAAGTCATGGCTGTGCCACCACTTGTTGTTGGAGATTCATATACATAAACTTCAGTCTCACCACCACATTGATAATCAACTAGCGCATGAGATTCCACTCCTGTTGGAAAAGCTAAAGCAATGTTAATGCTTGAGTTAACTGCCAATCTGTCTGTATCTTTATGTGTGTGATAAGCATAGTATGCACGACCTTCATGCAAACGAAGATGGTTTACGTCAATGATAGGCATTGACCTATCAGAGCCAATGACTTGCTGTACGCCATCTTTGTCTGTATAGGTAGGCGATACAAACCTAGACTTAGTGGTTATGGATTCGCGTTCTACTTGAATAGCCATTATTTACCTTTAGCTTTTTTCTTCATAGCAGTTTTAGCTGCTTTCTTAAACGCTGCATCTGTAGGAGCGCCTTCTGAGCCAGGCTCACGCATCTTCTCTTTAGAGCCTGCTTCAATACGCTCACGCTTTGCATGAATGTTTGCATATAATCCAGGCTTCATTTCTGTTTTACTCCTGCTTCTGACATGGCAATAGCAATTGCTTGTTTCTCACTCTTAACTACAGGGCCACCTTTCCCAGAATGCAATGTGCCTTTTTTATATTCACGCATTACCTTTGCAACTTTCTTTTTCATCTTATCCATATTAAATCCTTGTTCTGCGACCTAGAAGTGAATCATTACCAAGAGAATCGTCTACGCCAAGTTGTGGGCCAGTGGAGATTGTAGATGCGCCAGGCGTTTGTGCGCCTGCTAATAAGCCGCCAGTAACACGAGACATGCGTTTGTTACGAGCTTTCATCTCACCAGATGTACGTTGTGCTTGCTCTACTTGTCCTTTAGATTGAGCCGTAATTGCTTTTAATACGTCAATAGTTACATCTTTGTATGTAGGAACATATCTAAAATCAACACCTTCTTTTGGTTCTTGACCAAGCCCACTAGACATTGGGCGTTGTTGTCTGCCTGCCATCCCCATTGGAGCATCTACCCATCCTCCAGCCATTCCAAGAATACCAG